TATTGTTAGAGCCCGTAGTATTTGTAAATAAAGCAACTGAACCCAATACGGTATTTTGTGCGCCACTTGTATTTGCAGTTCCCGCTGATTTGCCAATAAATGTATTATTGTCACTAGTAGTTGCTTGACCAGCTTCAGCACCAAAAGCTGTATTTTGCGAACCAGTTAAATTGTTTTTCAATGCCAAACTACCAACAGCCGTATTAGACGCTCCAGTTGTATTAGTTGAAAGAGCACGGTCACCAATAGCAGTAACTGTTCCTGTAGTATTGCTAGTGCCAGCTTGATAACCAACGCCAATGTTTCCGTTGGTAGTGGTGGTTGCGGCAAGAGCTTGGTAACCTAGTGCTACGTTTTGAACACCAGTTGTATTTGCCGCCAAAGCACTAGCACCCACCGCAGTGTTGGTAGCAACAGCACCAGCACCTCGTCCTACGGTGAGGCCTTGGATGGTTGTTGCAGTGCCAGCAATAGTTGCATTACCAGTAACAACAAGCGTGGACACATTTGCAGTGCCACTTACGTTTGCGCCAGTAAGAGTCACATTACCACTGCTGATAGTGACGTTTGTAAGCGTCACATTACCAAGACTGGTTGTGGTGTTACCTAGATAGACAGCAGTATTGCCAAGCGTAATCGCAGTAGCAAAATTCTGGTCTAGTTGCGATAACGGGATTGCCGCAGTTGCAGTGCCAAAAATATTAGGAACAGCCATTTTAGAACCTCACTCTTAATTCATGTTCAAACTCAATTGTGTTAACAGTTAGCGCAGGGTCTGTGCTAGTGATTGTTAACCCCAAATACTTACCATACTGCTGTGCGTCTGATTTGTACAGGGCATACCCTGAACTTGTCAACCACCCGATAACCGCTGAAGAATTATTAAGCCAAGTAAGCGTGACACCTGAATTGTTGTACCAAGTAACTGCGTTATTCAGCGCATAAACAGGACTTGACCCACTCTCACTATCCACAGTCACATTAAACGAACCACCCGTAGTAAGCGTTGCTTCTATGCCAAATTTTAATGCTTGTTTAGTGCGGATAGGGTCTTTCATGGGAGACAAGGATGTCTGTATCTCAGAAGAGATATTTGCAGCTGCATCTCCGTACAGCTTGAAAAGAGCCGTATCTGTTACGCCATACAAGTTAATCAACCCGCCAACAGCAGCAGAAGACACATACCGCAACGCACCCTGGCTGGTAATAAACCACTTCTTCTCAAAAAATACACACTGTACAAACCTGTCTCCCGTAGTGGTAGGGAAACTTGCGTTCAGGTAAAAGTTAAATGCCGCACACAGGATGTTGTTGAGCAAAACTTGACCCGCAGTGACAGACTTGGTGAAGTCTATATAAGGAAAAATACCATCCAGTTGGTCAGAAATCTTGCTTGTTGTTGAGCCAACTAGGGCATACACCCCGTAGTTATTCATAAACAACACAGAGCGGAAGTAAGGGAATACAGCGTATTTCAGCTTACTACCTACAGACGCAGACACGTTTGTGTTTGTGAATAGGGTATCGCCTGTGTTTGTAACCCTAACATCAGAAAAGACGTTGATGCTGTCTTCTCCAAAAATGTACAGAAAGTTGTTGGCAGACACCATGTTTTGTATGTTGCCACGCAAGGTAGAGTCTGTAATTGTCTCTGCACCCGCAGAAACAGAAGTGAAGTCAGTAGGGCTAGTAGAAGAAGAAAAAGTAACTGTACGACCTGTAGCCACCCACACACGACCAGAAAACGTAGAAACAGCAGCTATTTCTTCCAGATTTGGTACACCGATTACAGTAGCATTTGCATTGCCAGTCGGAGTTGGGGGAGCAGCTATCGTAACTGTAGGTACACTTGTGTAGTTGTTACCCACATTTGACATGATGACTTGTGTTACTGCATTGCCAAACACAATAGCAGTAGCAGCGGCATTTGCTCCACCTCCACCCGAAATAGTAACAGCAGGGGGAGAAGTAGGGTTGTAACCAGAACCACTGTTAGTGACTTGTATAAACAGCGCACCTTTTGTAAATGTAAGGATTTCGGCAACAGCATTAGCACCGACACCCCCTCCACCTGTGATGGTTACTGTTGGTGAAGCGGTATATCCACTACCACCTTCTGTAATGGAAATGGAAGACACTGCATTTGCAGTGATTGTGGACACAGCAGTTGCTTGTGTTCCGTTTGTTTGATTAGGTGCAGAAATAGTGACTGCTGGCGCAGTGGTGTAGCCTGAACCCCTGTTTGTAATTCCTATTTGACCTACACCACCAACATTAAGTAAGTCAGTGCTATTCCAAGTAAAGAGTCCTTTGTTTGGGTCACCAATAAATACTTCTTCGTTTTTCCACTGTGCGATAGACACGTTTGCAGAAGAGAATGTGCCTATCACGCCCACATTTCCCACCGTGCCTGTATCTATGATGACATACTGTCCTCTACCATCTTCTTGAAAAGCCAACAAATAGTCATACAAACCAAGGTTAGTGTTTGTAAACGTAGAGACTGTGTTGCCAAAAGAAATAGCGTTATTGCCGCCATCCTTAATAGTGACTTGAGAAGAAACAATCTTGATGTTGCCAAACCCAATAGGCATGGCATTTTCTATCCATGAAAACTCTTCTTCATCAATAGCTGTTCTATTGGCTTTGGTATTTAAGCCTTTAAAATTCTTATAAACAGCATAAGATTTTTTTTGTTCTGCGGAGGCCATAATTAGAACGTGCTGTAGGGGTCAGGGATTCTGCGGGTGTACACAGAGTTCAGCACTGCCTGAACTTGCTTGGCATATTCTTGTTTGTATATCTCCGCTTCTCCATAGCTTTGTTCCTTGTACTTGGCTTTATAAGCCGCATAGAAAGCTACAGGCGAGGTGTAGGGGTCTTGTATCTGGTCATTAGCATTGGGCGTATTTAAGCTCAACGCTGTAGGCAAGATAGTGCTATCTATCTCCACCACATAGGCTTGGTCTGGAACAGGGCCTACGTAGATAGTGTTTTGACCATAGACAGAGAAACATATAGGTCTGCCAACAGAGTTTTGATAATAGCGAAGCTGTGCGTTAAAGTTTGACCAGGGTAAGTACCGCAAAGGAATACGACTGTTACCCCAGTAAATGTTGACGTTCAGAATGTCTAGGGTTGTGCCTGTTGAAATAGTGGCATAGGGAATTATTTCCGCAGGGCCAGAATACTGCAAAGTAGCCGTGCCATCTGTAAATGGAGTAGAAGGCGGGAAAGTGTAGCCAGATGAAGGATAAGCTGGTGCTGTACTACCAAGTACACCACTGACAGTTACCTCATAAATAAAGATATTGTTAAAAACAAATTCACCAGCAGTAACGGTAGCACCCGCAGTCCATATGGTTGCGGGTACGCCTGTGCTGGAAATTGGGGTGGCAGTAATTTGAAGGGTGCGTAAGCACCCAGTATCTCTCGCTACTCGCTCACGGGCATCGTTGATGTAGTCCGTTAGCTCCGAGGTAGACCAGAAGACAGAGTTTGCATCGTGCAATAAACGCTGTACTTCCGTGATGTAGGAAGAGAGAGTTGCCATGTTACCTTCATGTTATGCAACCCTCTGATTGGACTTTCCCCCAACGGATTTCTCAATCCGTAAGGGTACTACGCCAACTGCCGAGGGTAACGAGCAGTTCTTTTGTGGATACTCTTCAGAAATTTTTAATCTCTTGAATTTTTCCGTTGCTTCTTCAAGTTCGCTGTGAAGTCGTATCAAGCCCAACTGGACAAGATACTTCTCCTTTTCCTCGTCTTCATAACCTAACATATGCCTAGCAGCAGGGGCAGTCAACTCAACTGTCTTACCGATAGGAAAGTCATAACCGACATAGTTGTACTCAGAATACAGGTCTTTATCGGTATGGTTGGTTACATAAACAAGGTCTGTCATAGTGTTACAACGTCACCGTACACTGCAATGTCAACTGTGTTGTTTGCGGCAGCGGCTGTATTGACACACACAAACAAAGAACCAGAATAGATTGTTGTGGCGGTGTTTGCCGTCAGGTTCAAATCTTGATACTTGGTTGTTGCTGTGATATTTCCCAATACAACTGCGTTAGAAACTGCGTTTGCTACGACACCATCACTGCTGTTAATGATGGTGACGTTGGCAAGCGCAACACTTCCGTTGGCATTTTGGACAGTAATACGGCGAACAATGTAGTTTGTACCGATTGTTGGAATACTTGCACGGGCATTACCTGTTGTTCCCAAACCTAAAGGAGTAGAGGTGTGACCAATTAAAACATTACCAAAACTATCGGGATACAGTGCACCTACATGGTTTGCGTTCATACTGTTTCCTTATGTTGTGTATGTGCTATTTGCGTTGATACCACCATTGATGGTAAGAGCAACAGCAGCACCAGCACCCGAAGTCATAGACTGAGCAAACACGTTTACGCCATCAGACAACAACATACCACCAGTGTTATTGGCGAGAAGAGTTGCGATAGAAGAACCGTTGTTTGCAGTAATGATTACGTTGACGGTAGGAAACACCAGGTATGTACCTGCGGGAATCACTGTACCTGCGTTAGCGGCAGTCAGTGATACGTTGGAGAAGTACGCACCAGCAGTGTTGGTCGTTGCATTCGCCAGAATGATTTTGTTCATTGCTAAAGCCATGACTTTTTCTCCTTACAGTGAAAGGTAGTTGTAACCCGTCACCTTGGTCATTGACTTAGGTTTGACGCTCACCAATTCGGCAATCATCAAAACTGCGCCAACATAACCAATTTGCCAGTTAGGGAGTGTGGACTCAAAGCCTGTAAACACAAACGAACCTTGCTCATGGATGTACAGAGACAAGTAGTTAGTGTTCAGGAAGTACACAGTACCTTCAGGGCAGTAAGGGTCTGGATAGATAGGTACGCCAGCAACCATCAAAGCACGGAAAGCGGCGGCAGGGCCATTGGTTTCACCATCAAAACCTGCGCCTGGGGTGATAACGTATTGTTCTTGACCAACAAAATCTTGAGCCAACAGTGTCCAAGTGCCAAAACCGCAAACACCAAAGCTAGGCATCTCAGCACCAGCTTTCACTGTGCCAGAAATGTATTGCAGAATGTTTTGACGGGTTGGGTTCACAGAGCCAGCGGCATACTGTGATGATTTCCACCATGTGTATGAAGCACGGTCAATGTTGCCGTATGTGCCAGAGTTAGCAACAGCAGCGGGTAAACCGATAAACTGTTGTGTGTTGGTTGTGTTTGTGTACAAGGCAGTTGCCATTGCATCCATCATCACGTTGGTTGCATCGTTCATACGAGCTTCAATCAACGGAATAATAGCGGCATCTTGCTGAACTGCGCCTTCCATACCGAGAAACGGCACGGGAGAAATCATCAGCTTCAGGTCGAATTCAGCGTTGTAAGCACCTTGTTGGACTGACGGTTGGGCAAAAGAGCCACTGTAGTCAGACCATTGAGCGTTCACAAACTGTGCGCCTTGGACAGGAACAGTTATTGAAGAAACACCACCAGAAGCAGACTGACTGTTGGCAATCAGAGCCGCCATGAGGGGTGTCGAGTTATAAAGCTGGACAACCAGCTTGGGGATAAAGGCTCTACGAGTAACGTAAGTCAGTTCGTTGAACTGTGCTGACCCTGTTGCTGGTAGGATGCCGCCGCCAATAGCCATAAGGCCTCCTGTGAAAAAAAATTACCCTCTTACAACCCAATAGGACGTTGCGGTTTACGCAAGTCATTGAGCGCATTCATTGCCTCATTCCGTGCAGCGGCGACTGGATTCTTCCAATACTTGTTCAAGTCAAATTGCTTGACAGCACTTGGGTTGTATCCAGTTGAAGTAGGCACTGCTGCTTGCTTCATCCACTGATGGTATTCGGCTGCTGTTTCGTGATTTGTGATGCCACGCTCCAACATAATTTTTTCTACATCACCGACTTCTGACTCATTAGAAATCAACCCCTTTTTCATCAAACTCTGTCTGCGTTTTTGCAGTTCTTCAATTGCTTCTTTCTCACGCAACTTGGCTTCTAAGGCTTGCACACGGTCTTCAGAACGGCTGACCGCTCTGTGTGTGTAGTCTTCAATGTCAAGTTCTGGAATAGGAAGGTCTGGTTTAACCTTCTTAGTCATACGCAAGAAATCTTTACGAGTTTCTGGGTTCTCCGCAAGAGTTTGAGCAAGTGCCGCCAACTCATCACGGGCTTCTAAGGACATATTTTCTAGTGACATAAAGTTACCCTCTTTATACGATTAAATTACACGCTTGCCGTCTGCTGGCTTTTGGACAGCCATAGCTGACTTGCTTATTTTGTTGGGGCCAGTCAAACCACCGAATTGTGAAAAACGGGGAGTGTTGGTAACAACGCCATTTTGTTGGTTATTGTCTGTAGGTTTGCGAGGTGCTGCTGCGCCTCTGGGCTTAAAAAGTTCCATTTTGATTCCTTACATTGTGGGAGGGGGAGGCATACCGCCTTGAGGGGGAATACCAGGGACGGATGCTTGAGCCATTGCTCTGCCTTCAGGGGTAGCACCACCCGCCTGTGGCAAAGTTTGCAGTAACTGAAGAATTTCAGATTGCTGTAACTCGTCAGTTTTGCCTTTTTTCTGACCAATCAATCCGCTGAGTACACGAATAGCGTTGAGAGTTTTCTTTCCCTCTTCGGAAACTGAACCAAAAGCGGGTAGAGATTGCTCAAGCAAATCAATAGCCATGCTTATGTTAATAAGTGCGGCTTCTTTGTTTCCCATCTTGGGTTCTGGAGTAGACATGGGGGAGGCCATTGGAGGCGGCTCCATTTCACCCATATCTTCTGGCATTTGCGATTCATTAGGGGTGGGTGCGCCCGCAGCCGCTTGGCTACCTCGCATTAACTCCATCAACTTATCTGGTGGAACACTCATAATCACTCCTTGCCGTGTTTGTAACCACTTACAAACATCTTGTCAATAGGTAGAGGGCATTTTTTGTCAGCTCTCTGTAGACATTACTTGCGGCCTTTACGGGCTTTGCGTCCCATACGAGCCATTTTTGCAACCATTTTTGCTTTTCCGTACATCATGACACATTCCTTTTACAAGGCCACCTCAAAGGGGAGGCAGCCACACCCTTCCTTGCGGAATCTTGAATTAACGGCGGCACTTACGTCCACTTTTTGCCTTCATGTTCATCTTGAACTCCCGTATTGTTTGCGGTTAGAGTCACGTTGACTCCTCCCGTATGAGGTTTTATACCCAGTCTGACGCATTGTCAAGTTAGGGCTTGCTTCGTTTCTTTTCAAAGAAGCGGTGTCAACCCGTGGTTGGTCAGCCGTGGGTTGTGTCATGCCTGTGTTGCTTGTAGCCATCATCCCACCTTTTTCAAGTCTGGTTTACCTTCTGCTTTTGGAGGTTGCATTTGTTGTGCTTGTTGCTCCATAGCCTGTTGAGCAGCTTGCTTTTCCTCTGCTTTTCTTAATCTTTCCAACAACAATTGTTTCATTGGCGGTTCAAGCATGTCAAGCAAGGATTCCTTGTCAATCACGCCAGCCTGGAACAACTCAAACGCCATCTTACGACTGTCTTCCATAAAGATGGGTGAATTAGAGTGAGCATCGACTTTGACTACAAAGTCTTTGGTAAATTGGTCAGCAATAAATTTACGTCCCTGTGCATCTGTGTAGTGGGTATTGTCGTAGACCTGCATACACTTAAGATACAAAGTCGCCATCTTCTCTAAACTGTCCTCAATAATAAGGGCACGTTTCTTAGCTCGACTTGAACCTAGACGGGCAAGTGTATTAGCGTGACCAGAAGAGCGTACACCTGCTTCTCCACGACCCTGCAATACAGAAACAATGCCAGATGCTTCTTCAAACATCAGGTCTACTTCACCGATTTCTCGAAATAAATCAGGAGGTATAGTGGGTGCTAACTTCTCTACCTTAGCGTTTGGCATATCAGTTGCAATCAAGCCACCTGCTCTGTTGAGCGCAAAGTTCTTCTCGTCAAGAATACCTGTAAAGCCAATAAGAGCGGTAGGTGGGCTGACCTGTTTAGCAAGCAAGTCCAATATTTCGGTCATCCGCTTGTTGCGTAGCTGTTGGAGATAGACCAGACGCTGAACTTCTGAGCTTCCCCAGTAATAATCGTACAAAGGATTGGGGCAGATTTGCACAAATGGCAACTCGCCTTTAAGGAACATTGATTCGCCTGGACGGTCATAAATGATGACATTGGGGTCAGCTTTTGTGACTACTTGATAGTCTTTTGTCTCGTCATTCCAGACCCATAACTCAACCATTTCTATGGTTTCTTCAGAAACCTGTGCTTTGTAGTTGGGGTTACCCGACAGGTCAAGATTGATATTGCCGTACAACGTAGGATTGGATTGAGACAAGATGATGCGTTGAATGCCGTTGGCAATTTCGGTACGCTCATGTTGCGTAGTCATAACCCGTTTGACAATATCATCTCTTTTCGGATGACTGTAGAGTCTGTCATACAACTCTGACCTAGTGATGTAGTAGGTTTGGACAATAGCTTCTTGTCTGTCAGTGTAGGAACTGTCTTCACATAACACGCCAATACAGGCGGGTTCTACCATGTAGGGGTGGATACCATTGTTGATGACAAGTTTGACAAAGGTTGTGTTGTAGCAAAGTGACCAAGTAACTGCGGTTGAGAATACCTGGTCAGCGTTGCTATTTAGCCACTCGTCATTAAGGGCTTTGCTCAAGGTCGGTACTTTGATTTGTTCTTGTTCTGCAACAGAAGCACCTGTGTGGATAGAGAACTTGGTGGTTTCTGCTGAGTACAGGAACGAGGTAAGTTGGTCTATGTGTGGGTAAATCTTGTTGTAGATGGCGGGTACATCATCAGGCGCATTACCAAACAGATAGTAAGAGCGTAAGGATGTGTAATCAACTTTGCGTTGTTCACGACTGACAAGGCACTTCTCTATGAGTTCTAAATAAAAATTTTCTCTGGCTACGGGTTCTTTAGGAATTCTCATTTTCTCACCTGTAAGTTTTCGTGGTCATTCATTACCACATTCGCACGGGGGCCTTGCAAGTCACCTGTTGATTTTGGGTTAATTCCCACGGATTCTCCGTTAACAGACTTAAATTGTCCACCCATAACCGATTTCATGCTAATGTTGCCACCTCCACCCCAGATAACGGACTCGCCAGGGCGGGTTTGTTTCTGTTGCTGTTGATTCTGGGACTGAATTGCGTCTGTAGCCTCGGCAAACTGCTTGTCTGACAGTTTATTCTTGCGTTTCATGTAGCCAGTCTGGTGTTCTCCAGCTTTTGTGGACTTAATGTCCGTCATATCGTATTCAATAGCCAGTTGCTTCAGATTATTGTCAGTTGCAGAGGTTTTTGCCGACCTTGTGCCCACGGGCTTCAAGTGGACAACAGATAACTCACCTTTGCAGTGTTTCATGGGGCATGTTGGCTCCCATGCCTCAAAGATTCCGTGGTTTGTGCAGTAATAGTCTCTCAGTATTCCCATTTTTACCCCCTTAGTGCTTCGTCAAGTGAAATTTCGCTGTAATCGTGCCTGTTTACCATCCCAACTTTGATTTTTATGCCGTCTGAGGTCACTTGTAGACCCATTTTTGGCTTAAAAACGGGTTGAGATGTCTTTCTGTAGTCCACATAACGGGTGTTATCTATGCGTTTCATAACTTTTACATTGCCAGCCACCCACTGTTGATAGGCTTTACTGACCCGTTTTTGCACGTTTTCTGTGAGTGGTTCTTCGTTATAGATAAATACATCATGAAAATGCCCATGACTTATCCCTGCAAGTTCAGCAAAAAGGGCAATAGAGATGCCTCTTTCCTTGTCAACGTAGAAACGCTGCATGTGTTTTGTCAGTTCACGCTTGCTTAACGGACTCATATTGGTACTCCACTGTGTAACCTATGCTCTGCAACCACAACACAAACTCTGCCTCGCCATATGATTTGGTAGGGTCAGCAGGAACAACGATGTGATTATTTGTTTTTAGCTTTCTTGTCTGGGCATGGTGACCTAGCAAGCCACCAAAATCAAAGCCTTCTTCGTGAAAGCCGTGCCCCACATACTCAATGCTGAAGTTTTTGGCTATTTCATCAGGACAATACTTATAACCATAAGATTTAAGAACTGGTTTCAATATAGCTGTAAGTTGGGCATCTTCATTCCAGCCGTGTATCTCATTTGCATTTAGGTGCATGATGCCGTGCTTGTTACAGGCTTCTAAGAATCGTTTGCTCCGCAAAGAAAATCCACCGTTTTGCACCACCTTGACTGGCTCTGTAGCTTGAGTCCAAGAAAAGTGTAGGTACAGGTTACCTTCACCAAAGGCACAGTGTGAGGGTGCGCCTATGTAATCGTAGTCATAGTATTCAGGCTTGAAGTTCTTGCCGTTCAGAACCCACCCATCGTCTTGGACGATAAGGCAGTAGTCAGTCTCTATATAGGCGTACAAGCCGTGCATCATGAAGAGGGAATACCCAAGGTAGTCTATGTGGTGGCAACGCTTCCAGACTACATTGCTTGGCAAGTTGGGAGGTTCTTCTAGGGAGATGAGTAAGCCTTGTGAGCCTGGCAACTCTTGCATAGACTTGACTATGGAGGGTATGGCAGACGCTCCATTGTTGTGTCCGTACACAGACACGATGGTCAATTCACTGTGAACCATACATTCCAATCCTCTTTAAATAATCACTTACGTTTCTGCCAACAGCTATTTGCTCAGGAGAGAAAGATTCTTGTGCTGCGCTCACATTGCGGGAGAGTTTGTGGGCTATCAATCTAGGTTGAATTTGCTCTGCGTAGGCAACGGCAGCAAGGGCAGAGGCAATCACACGGTCATCTTTACCACGACCAGGCGCACCTAAGAAGCCTCCTTCTCGCACGATACCTTTCATTTCTTCTAGGGTATCCATGCTAAGAATGCCCATCATGCCCCGCTCAAAATAGTCTTTCATGTACTGCAACATGCGTTCTTTGCTGTTAGCAGTGGTGAGGTATCCAATACTGTTGGACAAGCCACCAAGGGTGTCATTACGCCTCCAGATGTAGTTGGTCATGCTACCTAGCACATCCATCAAGTCCCGTCCTGTAGCCCCGCCCATAGAGGTTGCCAAGCGTTTCAGGTTACGCAACTCGTTGATAACCGCCTGACCTGGGCCATTAACTTCCAAGTTGAGGGTAGAGTTCTTGTATGCGCCAGCAAGGTGAGCTATCACCCACGCAAACTGGTAGGTGTTGAGTTCAGAGGTTGCAAACTCTGCTACTTGGTCAAGCCCATCTGCATAACAGCGGTAGACCTGAATACAGAATCTGTCTGCCCAGTCAGAACTGCCGTAAGCAGGGTCTGCACCTATGACATAGTAGGCAGAGTCTATAGGCTCTTCAAATACCTTGAGAGTTCCCAGACGCTCTGTAGACTTCAGCACTTCAGTGTCTTGAAAGAGTTGACCAAACGAATACCTGTAGTAATCACATTCTGTGGTCTTGCTCTTCTTAGCAGCTTCTGTACAACGGGTATGTGAGAAGAAGGATGTGCCTGTCATGACAAAGGCATAGTCCTCAGTGGGTGGAAACTCTTGGTACATAAGAGCATCATCTTTGATGCCCTCTGCCATCTTCCAACGCCACCAGGCCATTTGGCGAGAGTTAATCTCAAAGCCGTAGAGCTTCTTAATATCTTTGTGCCATTCCTTTTCTTCCCCTGTCAGCTTGCCATCCCAGTACACCTTGTAGATGTTGGAGTCGGCAGGGACTTGGTAATACTCATTCCTCCACCAGCCGCAGAAGATTGCACGTTGAGTCTTAGCTCGCTTGGCAGTCTTATACATGTCGTGGAA